TTTATAGACAGATTGCCATGTAGTTATAGTAACGGGGTGTTCGTTGGTTTTATCTTTTCCTGCGTAAATACGGTGGCAAAATGAATCAGCATCCCAACCATAATCTTCAAAATCCTTATACATCTGCTCTACTAGGGATGTCGTTGGAACAACTAAGAGAATTTTTTGTCCTTTATCAACGTAATATCTTACAAGAGAATAAATCATCAAAGATTTACCTGAAGCAGTTGGTGATATCAATAGCTTTCTATTATGTCTTAACGCATCGTATACTCCCTCAACTTGGTATTTTCTTGGACTATGGGAACAAATGGAGTTCATATAATCCTTAACACCTTCATATGATATTCCCTCATTAATCTCAAAGGGAGCACCATAATATTCATTATCTACAAACTTATATGTATAATCATGTCTCTGACAAAAAGAAATAATTCTATCTAATAATCCAATATAAATTCTCTTTGATCTCATATCAAAAAGATGTATCTCACCATTCCAATTCCTATTACGATATTGAGGCATGAACTTTGCACCCTCTACCTCAAAGGTAAAATGGTCTCTCAATTCATACTCAATATGAGGTTCTGAATCTACTTTTAAAAATACTTCGTTGGCCTTTGATATTACGACATTGGCCGTTGTGTCAATCACTTAACCCATGCATCTATGGGTATTTATTAAGTTATGTCAACCCCCTATCATAAAGTAAATCTTTGTTTCTTTAATTTTTGAGGAGTATCATTAGTATTATTATCTGAAAAATCCATAAATTTTGTTGTTTTATTTTGAACTTCATTTGTATCTTTAAATTGACCAAATGAGTCTTTAATTAAATTTTTCTCTGGGAATGGGTTTATAAAAACATTTCCAGAAATAGAAACACGTTCTTCATCACAATTATAAAATGGATATACTTGATGTCTTAATTGTGATGGAAATAATACCATTGTTCCTTCATATGAAGGATCTAAATGATAGTCAGTATCCATCTCCCTACCAAACATATTTAAATATTGAAACTGAAAACATCCTGCTTTCTTATCCTTATCCTTTATTCCATTTAAAAATGGTAACTTATTTTGTTCTTTAGAATCATAAGGAATTTTTAACCATATAACAAATGATATTAGTCCACTATGATTATGGGGTGGATTAAATTCATGTTTCTTCTGAAAATTAACCCAAAAATCAGTCATTTTAAGTTCTATAGCAGAATTATTCATTAACTCTAATTTATTTACATTATGTAAAACATTAGGTGTAAAAAAGTTTATTGGACTACTTTCCATATAAATTTTGGATAGCGGTTCTATTAATTCATTAAAAAAATAATCATTTTCATCTATTAGATCATAACTTTGAGATATATTTCCCACTAAATTTGTTTTAACACTATTTTTCTTTACCTTTGCTTCATCAACACTTTTCCAAAGATGTTTTAGAATATCATCATTCAATTTTACGTGAAACCATCCTCCTTGTGGAGGACTAACAGTAGTTAAAACATTTCCTTTAATATCAATCTTCTTAGAATTTTTTGTTTCTACTTGCATTAACCCAACCCCGAATTAAACTTCATAAATTCAATAGCATTTTTTATCTGAAAGGTTCTATTTTGAATAACCTTTAGGATACTTTCAATGTATACTAACATTGTATCATAATAATCAATTTTTAGGGAGCTAGTGGACAATTTTTCATCTGCATCCAAATATTTTTGCATAGTATCCTTATCCCTTATCTTTTTTGGAAAGGGGTTATCTATATAGACATCAGGATCTGCCTTACCTGAGAAGTATTCATACCTCTCATGTCGGATGTTCTTTCTTTGTTGTTCTGCTTTCTTTCTTAGAAGGAAGATTGTATTATAAAGTTCAAAATACTTTGCATGAAGAGAGGGGACATTCAATGATTCTTCGTGTAGATTATCTCTGTCGATCTTTGCATCTTTTTCCCACATCTCTTGAAGATCTTCAAGAGTTACAATCATAAAAGTTTATTTTCCATATCAGTGAGGTTGTATATAGTATACTTGAAAGATACGTCTGCTGTAAAGTACTCTATATCAGTATCAGTTGCATCAAATATTACAGTAGATAATGAATAAGGAAATAAGTCATTGAATACCACTTGAAATTGTGGAACCAAATTACTACTTAATATTTGAAGTGTTCCATCAGAATATATGTCATCTCCTGCTTGACCAAAATTAGTAGGCATTACCCCTTCACTTTCTAATTTACGAAATTCATCCATATTTTCTGGATAACCCAATCCACGAATCCATCTTTGCAATTCCATATAGTTAACAAGATCTTCATCAACAAGAAATCTTAAAGTTAAATCTCCAAACTGAATTTTATCACCAGGAACAGGAATATTCTTTAAGTAACTAGGTTGCTCTGCAATACCAAGATCCATAGATGGTATATTTGCTTGGTTGCAAAAGAATGCTACAGCAGGTGCTCTTTTTAAAGAAAACTTAAACCCAACAGGTGATAGAAAGTTTCTATTTGTTAATGGTGTTCCTGGTCTATCAGCAGGTGGTTTTCTAATTGCCATTATTGATCTCTAGATATTTGTTCTTCAAGTTTTGCTTTTGCTGCTTTTATTCCTGCAAGTCTCACTTCTAAAGCATCCTCAAACCGTTGCAGTAATTTCAACTTAAATTCTTTACGACTCATGATACATTTTTAGACTACTTATATTTAGACAAAAAAAGAGACCCCCGAAGAGGTCTCTTTGCGTAAGAGGATATATATCCTTTCTTCTTACATTAGGTTCTTAACAGCAACACGTCTGTAATAACGGTTTGCGTTCTCTGTAAGAACACCTGATCCTTGAGTCATTCCTTGAGAGAATGGGTTCTCGACCATGCCGTAACGAGTCTTAAACCCGATTTTTGGCTGGAAGGAATTCTCACCCACCGCACGAACCATCTGTAGTGGAACGTATGGGCAATAGAACAGACCAGCATCGTAAGGAGATGAACCTTTGTAACCAACAACATAGTACTGGTTACCACCGTTAGTTGCAGTATTACCTGAAACGTCTAGGTTAGCAGAATATGGGTCGATGTATACTCTGTACTTACCTTGAAGAACACCAGCAAATGTATTACCTGTGTCATCAACATTAAGGTTAGCATTAAGAGCAGGAGTGTAGTCAAGTACACCAGCCATTGTTAATGCAGATGCTACGTCAGCAGAGCAAAGGATGATGTTACCCTTTCCACGACGAGTTCTCTGTGCGATTGCGTTAGCATCTCTCTCAATCTGGAATAGAAGTCCTTTGAACTTCTCAACAGACCATCTACCGTTTGAGTCGATGTCGAGGTCGAAGATACCTGCAGTTGCAGTGTTTGAAACAGCACCCTGTTCAGCAGTTTTGTAGATAGTTCTAATAACTTCTCTGTTGATTTCCGCAAGGATCTCAGTAGAAAGGATATTAGCAAGTTCTGCTTCTGCATTAAGACCGTGGATAGCTTTCAAGTCCTGAGCAAGCTCTAGTGAGTACTCAGCCTTGAGGGCTCTTGAACGGGCAGTAACAGTGACCTTCTCGATTGAGAATGCCATCTGGTTGAACTGCTGCTCATCTGTTCCACCGAGTTTCTCAGCAGACTCAGTATCCATACCCTGACCAACGTTGTAGTCAGTAGATGTAGCTGTAGCAGTTGGGTTAAGAACAGATGGGTTGCTACTTGAAGTCTCTTGGTTAGTTGTACCAAAACCAACGGATGTATTACTAAATCCAGCAGTGTTGGTGAAACTAGCACCCATACCTGAGAAGGCAGAGTTAGCTTCTTTGTAGAATGCCTCTGTACGTCCAGAACCTTGACCACCTTGGTCAACGTACTGTGAACGCATTGCGAAGATAAGTCCAGTAGGACCACTCATTGGCTGAACACCTGCTAGGTCATATGCGACCAAGTTAGGCATTGAACGTCTAATCAATGAGATTAGAACTGGGTCGAAACCAGCAACGTTACCAGTTGCAGTAGCAGTACCACTGAAACCTGGTGGGTTAC